GAATCCCTAACCGCTCTTTCGATAACAAAGTCAGGTGCGCCTTGAGCTTCGGGGCGGACGTAGAGAGCAAAATCAGAATATTTCATTATCCATTACCCTTATAGTGTGGGGACTGGGGTTGTGGCCGAGTCTGCTTGAGTTTTAATTCCCAAAGCAGTAGCAAAGCTCTGATAGTGCATCATTGCTCTCTGAGCGTTTCCAGCGAACTCTGAATCCTTCTGATATGAACGATACAGGACATAGTCCAGTAAACAGTTAGAGTAGACATCATCTACACTGATTACGCTTGTATCTGAAGAGAAGTTGGAAATAGCGATCTCTGAAGGAGATGAGCTAAACACTATCTCTAATGAGTGAGTTCCACTTGCCGCTTTAGGGTAAACGTAAAAATTCTTGGGGTCGGCAGGATCATAAACAAAATGTTCAATCTTGTTTGTTCCAGCCGCTGTCTCATGCCAGTTAGGTAAAGTCTCGTCAAGTATCCGCCGCTGGACTTGTGTAACTGCTCGTCCACCTACATTACGGACTACCTCAATTAACCTTAACGCCGCTGACGGTAGTGTCTGTTTACTGCCGGTAGAGCAGTCAAAAGTGGTGTTTACCATCTTTGCGTCTGGACGGTGCAGTACAACTTCTTTCTGCGCGTCATTAAAGAACTTTAAAAGCTCTTCGTTAGGAAATCGAACATTAGTATTATCTTGTAGGATAATTCCAGCCCGATCTAAAATATCTACAACTTTAGTTGTTGCCATCGTTCGTCTCCCATTCGATTATTTGTAAATCGGGGTTATTTTTAAAAAGCGAATTGTAATCAAACTCATTTCCGGTGATTACATTCCTTACTCGTTTAGGGACGAGGGCTTCTTCTTTGGGAGGCGGGTTGGCTTTATTGCGGGCCAACTGTTTAACCTGTTCCTCTAGCTGTGCAAGCGTTAGCCTGCGATCAAGCTTTACATCGAAGTCTTCTTTTGCCTTAGCAAATATCTCGTCTTTTTTTGTTACAGATTTCATTTAAACTCCTAAAAAGGGGGAGTTTCCTCCCCCTCATGGGTCAGACTAGTATTAAGTCCACTTACCTACGCAAAGTGCATCTGGAGTTACAACCTTAGATCCATACACTTTTAAGCCACGAACTTGATCACCGAAGGTGCTTTCCATGCGAACAGTTTCAGTGTTAGTGAACTGTGACGCAAAAGAAAGAGCCTTAGGGTGACCCGCTAGAACGTGAGTATATCCAGCGTCAGAACCAGCGGCTGGGGTATATACCATGTTGCTTTGGAACACGTTAAAACGGTCAACCATTCCAACTTGTCCATTACGAAGAGGTGAAGTGGCATCTCCAGTAACATACGCCTGACGAAGCTCAGACTGCTTCAATAAGCTAATAAACTCAGGAGAAAGAACGATAAATCGACCTTCTTCAGGAATGTTCAGCTCATCTAACTGCTTAGACATCAGTAGGATGTTTTCTAGGATGTTAGCGGAAGTGATAGCCGTTTGAGAGCCAATGCTTGTAGCGCCTGTAACAGCGGCTGACAAGACATCAGTTTCTACAGCAATACGCATTCCTTCCGATGCATCAGTAGATGCGCCGTCCAACATGTTGATGTCAGCCTGAGCCGCCAACACATCGTCAACTTTAAAGCTGTAGTACTTAGCTTTGTCAATTAACATCTCTACTTTAGCTGTGGTCAGCTCTTGAGTAGTGATTGTGCCAGCATAGTCATTAATCGTTACATTCGGAACTGTACGAATAATAACCTTGTCGCCTTGGCCGGAGATTTCACCTTCATAATCGGTGTTTGAAATCGCGGGTAAAATTGATTTTTTGTAAAACTTTGCCTGAAGGAGTTTGGAAAACACCTCTGGGATGAAGTTTACTTCAGATGTAGAACCCGTACTAAATTGTGAAAAAGACATTTTATTACCTCACAAGAGATTAGCGGCGAATCGATCCACTTTCCATTGCCTTCATGATTTCAGTCTGATGCTTTTCAAACACTTTGTTTGGCATCTTCATAATCTCATCGACAGTCCAGTATTTCTTATCACCTTTTAAATTAGACTTTCGAGCCTTAGGCATCTTAGGTTCTGCAACCTGTTTTGCCCTTTCTAAAGTCTGCTCTTGCGGCGTTGAAATTGGTTGGCCCATATCAGCTTTAAACCTATTAAGAACAGAATTAACATCATTAGACGATCCAGTTTGAATCCACTCTTTCGTCTGAGAGTCTGAGTCCTCAAGCCAATTTAACCAGTCCGAAGTATCAATTAATTGATCAACATCTGGATGAGCCATTCTGATTCTTTCAAAATGCTCACTATGTGCTTGGTTCTCTAACTCTTGTGTCTTCGCTTGTTCTTGGTTAGCTATAGCTTCTTTAGCTTTACCTACTTCATCCTGTGTTCTCTTAAGCTCGTCTAAAAGAGGGCCGGCTAAATCGGGATAATCTTCCCTAATTTGTGCCAGTTTTCCTTCATCCTTACCCGATTCCACAAGTTGACCTTTTAGCTCCGTGAGGCTTTTGATCAGGTCGGCATTTTGCCGCTTCAAGTCAGCCGCTTCTTGGGTTGCTTTGGTCATTCTCGCCTGTGCGCCCTTCATCGCTTTCTCTGCTTTTTGCAAAGCAATCGCATCATCAGATTCTGTATCGCCGCGTTGTGAATCGTCTTCTGCGTCCTCATCTGCCGTGGTTTCAGCCTTGTCCGTGGGATCGGGGGCATCTACTAGCAACTCTTCTGGTTCGTCCGGAGTATCCTCTAAAGGCTGATCGGCCTCTGGGGTTCCTTCTTTACTTTTAGTCATTTGCTCGTACAACTCTTTAGCTTCAGCTTCTAGTCGCTCTGGGTCATTTCTACTAGCCATTTCATAATCCTGTCGAGTCCCACTTATGGGATATTCGTTAGCTTATTAATCTATTACGGTATTCCGGTTAGGGAGCCGCGCTTTGTCTAGGACGGACTTTGCCGCCGTTTCTAAATTCAAGAAAAACCGTAACTCTAGGAGTCGGCCCTGCTCAAATCTAAAATTTTTCTCATCCGACTGCTCTAGTTGTTTCTGAGCACTATCGAATCGGTTATCAAACAACTGCTCCAGCATTTCCCATTCCGGACTGGCCTTGAGGCGCAACACCGCTTGGGCCTGCTCCCTGTTGAGCTTGAGCTTGGAGTAACTGTTGTTGTTGGGCTTGCTGTTCAGCTTGCAACCTCTCTTCTGACTTAATCACATCGTCCGGATCCAGTTCCATGCTTGTCGCAATATCCCGTAACAAGCCAACTCGATCCACATAACCAGCATCTTGATCGTTCGATACTATGGATAAGAACTGCAATAACCTCTGGCTTTGCACTTCCTTCTGCACTAATGCTGTACTGCCACGGGCAATAATTCTTAAGTCACCTTTAGATTTTTCGTTTACGCCAAATTCCATATTGAAATGAAACAGCGCCTTAATCATCGGCTCAATAAGAAAATCATCGATATTCTTAATTGTGCTTTTAAGGGCAATGTTGGCCGCGCCCATCAGCATCGACATACCCGTAGCAGTCTTGTTTAGACTTTGGGTTTGCTCTCCGTGGGTGTAGCTTGGAAGACTGGTAGTCTCATCTGCAAATCGGCGGAAAATCTCCACTATCTGGTTAAGGCCATTCGCGTTAGCAACCGGCTGATACCAGCGAACTGCTGGCATAGAACCATCACCACCTTCGCGCAAGAATACTCGCCAAGGGTGTATGTCAGTTGGATCTTCTCCAGCCGCAAGAAGGTCAGTGTTTACTTCACACATCGGGCCAGAGGATAGGGCTAGGTTATCCAACCAAATTCTAGTGGCCGCGTTCATGGTTCCCTGAGAGTCACGCATCATGCGAGGTACGCCTGTACCCCAAAACTGGTGAGGGGCGCGTTCATAAGGGAATATATGATAAGGAATTTTGTACCCAGCAATAGGGTTTAACATTACCTTTAATACTTTTCCATCACAGAACCAAACGCAGGCTGAGTAGTCATCTGATAGGTCAGATCCTTCAGGCATCTCAATACCGTGCTCTTCTAGATCGTAACCGTCTATAGTTCCCCAGTACTCCATAACAACGAAACGGCTAGATTCGCTTTTCTCATTGATTCCAGCAATGCGTCTGCGAGTCTTTTCGTGCTCTTCTTCAGTATGGTTTCCGTTACGATTTACCTTAAGTAGATACTTGACCATGTCACCATCAAACTGAGGTAGGTCAGATAGATCTCTAAATTGACGGCGAGTAAGAACGTGACGGCGAAATAAGCCATCACAATCATCTAGCGTAGTGCAATATGGGTCTGGGTAAAGATCAAAAATACTCACAGACTCTACATCGGGCATTACACTTTCAAGAATCGATAGCGAATACTTCTGCTCACCCGTTTCTGGATCAAGCACTTGACTGTAGGACTGCTTTTTATCAATTCTTACAGTGCCTGCTTTAGCGGCACCTGAGCCAAATATGCAAGCTTCAAGGATTGACTCCTTGAGCTTCATCTCAGCATTAGTCTCAACAAGCTGATCTTCAATATCAATCGTCATTGATTCAGCGGCTTTTTCAGCTATTTCTTTCTCAAGCTCTAAGAATTCTTCCTCAAGCTCTTCCATTCGAGCGGCGACTAAATCTTGATTCATCATAGGGTCTTGACGGCTGGCTTGAGCTATTTGCTCCATAGCCATCTGACGCATCTGCATCGCTTTTAGTGGGTCGATTTGAGGGATTGGCGTAGGGTTTACACCAAAAAATATTTCGCCGTTCTGAAATAATAGGTCAATAATTCGACTATATGCCGCCATGACCTTGGTTCTGGTTAGTCCAACAAATACTTTAGACCTAGAACCAGATGCTTGGTTTAGCCGAGCTAGCACATCAGGCTCATAAATCCCCTGATACTGGCGCAGATCTTTGAGCCACTCATCTTCGGTTTCTTTACGGGCGTCTTTGTACTCTTGAAAAGTTCCGGCGAGACGAGACCCTAGACTCTGCATGCTTTGAGCCTGCACTCCGTCTAAAACTTCTTCTTCTTCGTTTAAATCTGTTTGGTCATCTATTATCATTAGTAGCCTGTCACAGAGTCGAGCGTTCTAAATCGCTTTTGTATAGTGCGATGCCTAGGTCTAGGCATAGAAGCTAATCCGTGCAGGGCAATGGCGTAAGCCATCACTCGATCATCATAACATCCTGACTGAGAATTGAAAGCACCTTTATCATCAATTATGTAGGTTCGCAATTCATTTAATAGTTCTATATCAGCTATTCCACTCTCACCTTGCCTAATCAATGATGCAAGTCCATCAATGATCAGTGGCTTAGTTTTAGACGTTGTCAAGAAACCGCCGCGTTTTGTCAAGCGATCCCCGTAGGCACCATCAACAGAACTCTCTACAAATAAGTTTGCATACCCTAAATCTTGCATTTTGCGGAGTGTTGTTAGTCCATGATTATTTCTTTCTACCACAACATAAGCCATGTTGAATCTCTTTGCCAAAACACACAGCAATGCTCCGTAATCAAAAGGATCTATATGCCCGTGCCAGCAAGCAACTTGGTTGCCTTTAGAGTCCAGCACTTGAGCGCAGGAGTAGTCTCCGTAAGCCAAGCCTTCAGCTACGTCTACCCCAATAGTAAAACTCTCCTCTCTGGCTGGAGGATGCCACTCTTGGTAATTACCATGTGTTCTGCTTATAAGCTCCCCGCCCACCAAGTCGCCTTTGAAGTCAGCGGTGTAGCAGTTAGTCTCAGCAAGGTTAAGGCTCGGAGCTTCTACAAAACAGCGGCCCGACGTTAAGAAGCTTTCTAAAATGTTACTAGGGTATTCCTGCTGAAACAGATCTGTGCCGCCCAGTTCGTCAAGTTTGGCGCGGCGGAAGCAAAGCTGGGAATCATCTAAATTATATTTTTGGGCAAGCTCATATTCTTCCGGTGTTGCAACAAAATAAGGGCTGGGCTTTCTGCGATACTCCGGCATCCAGAACCACGGGATAAATATAGTCTGCCATTCAGACTCACCCCTCACGCTCTTCATTACCTGATCGTAATACCAACCGCCAGCACCATTAGCCGTGCTCTCAAGAATTACTTCGGATTTTTTTCCGCCCACTGTCTGCAATAGACCAGCGACTATGTCTGATCCTTGTGGGTAGAAGGCGACTTCAGACCCGTGGACAAATCTATTTGTTTGTCCTCGCCCTGTTTGGGTAGACCTTGCGGTTCCAACCCTGTACCGCGAGTTGATTTCATCAAATACCAGTGTTGACGCCGACTGACTAGCGAGCGGAGGTTTGAACGCCGGATGCGGGACATTGTCATAAAAGAACTTCACCATATTAAAAATAGCGTTAGTCGATTCCGCCAAGTGAGACAGTACAAATGCGTTAGCATTGCGATTTTGTGTCACTTTCCAGAAGTTCCGTCCTTGTACGTAGGTAGAAATACCTGTTTGTCTCGCCTTAAGAACCAACGCCCTAACATTACCCTGCTCTTTTAGCTGTTTTTCTAGCTGATTATGGACGTACAACTGTGCCGCATTGAGGGCGAAAGGGACGGATTCACCCTCTTTTGTTACGATTTTTAGAACATTCTTGGCATATAAAGGAAAATTACCTTTAAATTTTGCCGCGACCTTTTCAATTTCC